GACGGCCAGTCGAAGGATTGTGCCAATCCTTCCCGCCTTGGACGCGTGGCTCAAGCTGGTGCCGGCCGATGAGCGTCGCGGGTTTGTCACTCCGCAGTATGCCAACTTGGAGAACATTTCGCGTGTCTTCTCCGGGGCCTTTGCCGGCACGGGTGTCGAGTTCAAGCAGAACGGGTTTCGCCACAGCTTTGCCAGCTACCGGCTAGCCACGGTCAAGTCGGCCGACCAGGTGGCCCTTGAGATGGGTAACAGTCCAAGGAAACTCTTCACCAACTACCGCGAGCTTGTCGCCGAGGAGGAGGCACGGCAGTGGTTTGCCGTGCTGCCCCAGAAGTCTGCTAGGCCCGCAAAAAAACAGATCTGCAGTAAGAAGTGATCCAAAGTTGACACGGCGCACTCAGCGCCATGCAAAACGAACACGACCAAACAGCGCTCAACCAACTACTCAAGTGCCCCGAAGTGGCGGTAATTCTCGGCCAGAAGGTTTCCACGATCTATGCGTGGTGCCGTAGCGGAAAGCTTCCGCACCTGCGTCTTTCGCGCCGTTCCTACCGCATCCGGCGATCAGATCTTGAGTGCTTCTTGGCGGCGCATGCGCGGTGAATCAGGCGCCGACCTGTTGCGCGAAATCCCGTAGACCGGCGGACAAATCTATCCTGGATTGGTAGCCCAGAAAGCTTTGGGCCTTGGTGATGTCCGCCCAAGTCTCGGGCATGTCAGCGGCCTGGGCAGGGTGGCACTCCAAGAGTGCCGCCTTGCCGGTGATCTGCTCCAAGGTCGCGACCAGTTTGGCCAGCGTGATGCGCCGGCCGCTCCCAAGGTTGAAAACCTCGTAGGGTGTTTTGCGGTAGTCCAAGGCGGAGGAGATTCCAGCCACGATGTCACTGACGTGCGTGTAGTCTCGGCGGCTTGTCCCGTCGCCGTGGAAGGGGATCGGCCGGTCCTCGAGAATGGCGCGGGTGAACTTGCTGATCGCCAAGTCCGGCCGCTGCCCGGGGCCGTAGACGGTGAAAAAGCGCAGCACGAGGCAGTGGATGCCGTGGAGGTGGCTATAGACCGAGCAGAGCTGCTCGCCGGCCACTTTGGTGGCGGCGTAGGGGCTGAGCGTGGCGGGCAGGGGACTGGATTCCTTGAAGGGTCCCTTGCCGCTGGCACCGTAGACCGAGGAACTGCTGCCGAAGACCACTTGGTCGATCCTCGCCGCGCGCGCGGCTTCAAGGACGTTGAGCGTGCCGGTCACGTTGGTTTCGATGTAGGTGCGGGGACTGGCAATCGAGGGACGCACGCCGGCCAAGGCGGCCAAGTGCACGATGGCGTCCCAGCCCTCCGCGGCGGCTGTCTTTACGGCCTCGGGGTCGCGAATGTCGGCCGTGAAGAGCCTGGCCTTAAGCCCCTTGATGTTTTGCCGCTTGGCCTGGGGGCTGTAGAAATCGTCGAAGTTATCCAGGATCCCGACTTGGACGCCCGCGCTTACCAGCCTTTTGGCCAAGTGCGAGCCGATGAAGCCCGCGCCCCCTGTGATGAGAACCTTTCCTGTCATTGCCGCGATGACAGGAGGAGTGCTGTCAAAAATCCTGGGGCGGATGCTTCAGGCGCTCTTCGATCCGTTTGGTGCGCTCGTCGATACGGGCCAAGGTTTCGCCGCGGTCTTGGGCCACCCTTTCGATCATGTCCATGCGGGCGTCCTGACGCGAATCACTCTCCCGCAGAGCACGCATTTGCTCGGGCAGCACGATCCAGCCATTGAGTGCCGAAAACGCAGCGACCATGATGGCTACCAGCGCGATGGCCTCGCTGATGGTTAGCCTGATGCCTCTTTGGTGTCTGACTTCTTCGATGCTCATGTTGCCAGGATTTGGCTGGCCTCGATCAGGGTGTGGCCGAACTGATGCGGCGCCGGTGGCCAGTTGTTGCGGGGCTCGGGGCTTTGCAGGAATGCTTCGGTGACTGCGTCGATCCACTGGCGAACGGCCGAGAGCTTCGGAGCCGACCTTGCCGCGGCACTCAGTCTGCTCTCGATATCCAGCAGGCTGACTAGTTGCATGGGGCCGTACCCTTGAGCGATGAGCCACTGCTCGGCCGAGGTGAACTCGGGGTTAAATGCGGAAACGGGTAAGCTTTGCAGGGTGATAGAACCGTTGAGCTTGGCATACGTGTAGAGTTCGTCGCCGCTGCGGGAGAGGTAGTCCGCCGGCATAGCGCTCACTGCTCCGGCGCGGATAAGCAGGGTCGTCTCTGGCGTGTTGCCCTCGGAGTCGAAGAGTTCCTCCGGCACGTTTTGGATTATTTCACTCGTGGTCATTCGCGGTAGAAGGTGAGGACAACGTCTTGGATGACGGCGCCGTTGCTGTTGTTGCCGTTGCCGTAGGCCCCGCAGTAAAGGGCGAAGGACATCCATCTGTCGGTGGCCACCAAGGAGGTGGAGGTTGCAAAAAGAATGCGGTCAGTGCTGGCCGATGAGCCCCCGCCGAAGTCGCCCAATCCAGCGACAATGCTCAGGGTTATTCCGTCGAATACGCGGATCTGGCAGTGGATGCCGTCGTTGAATGAGCCGGAAACACGCACGTAGGCTGCGATGCGGTAGGTGGCCCCTGCGCCGATCATCTTTTCCGGATTGAAGATCCGCGGCCATGAGCCGTCCATGCCCCAGGACTCGACCACGTTGCCCGGGGGTGTGCCGAGTGAGAACATGCCCGAAGGGTTCTGGCCGTTGGGTGCATAGTTGCTTGAGGCAAAGGAAAGGCCGCGGAATCGGTTGAGAATGAGCGGCCCCCAACTTGCCGAGGTATTGGTCAGGCCGGCCAGTTGGTTGACCGCAGCGGCCGACATCAGCCCTGGGTTGGTTGAAGTGGCGTTGGGAATGGTGGACTGCCCGGTAAAGGCAATGTTGCGATGATCCAAGACTTGGATGCTGGCGTTCACGCTTGAGCCGCCTGCGTAGGTGAGTTCGGCTGTCGTGCCGATTGGGATTGCCGCGCTCTGCCTAGCTGGAGAGGAAGTGGTTACGATCCGGGCGGGTACGCCCCCAAGGTTGACGATCCGGCGCCACGACCCATCGGGAAGCGGGGTCCCTTCGAGCAGGACTGCAAAAGTGTCGATGCCTGAAGTGCCGATGATCCAGATTGAGGCGCTGGGAGCGGCGTAAAACTCAGCTGGAGTGGTTTGGTTTGTCAGTGCGTAGACGCTTTTTAGTTCCGCCGGGGTGTGGGTATGCCCGGTCTCGGATTTTAGTGCCAAGAGGCTGGCCAACCCGTCCACGTCTTCGATGACGTGGGTGTGGGGTTCATCGCCGTTGCCTGAAGGGCCAGTGGGACCGATGGGCCCAGCAGGACCAGGAGGACCGACTTGGACGACTTCAACGACTTGCGCCCCGACTTCGATGACTTCAACAATATCAGCCATGGCTTTATGGATTGGCGGCGACCCCCAGTGGTCTGGTGACCTCAGGCGTGACCTCGGTGTTTCCTTCCAAGAGACGCAGGACTTCGCCATCCGGGGCGACAAGTTCCAAGTCCCACACTCCTCTTTCGGCCGGCATGAGTTCGGTTTCCGCTGCGCTGGAGAAGAGGGTTATCTCACCGGTTGCTGACCCCAGGATGATTCCGCCATTCTCGCTGGACCAGTAGGCGCGGACGGCAGTTGAGTTGTAGTCGGGGCGCATTTGGGCGCGGCAGGTAAAGCCGGTCAGATCGACTGGCACAGCGGCCGCGACTGATGCGCCTGCCTTGTAGACAAACTTCTGACGGAAGGTGGCCCCCTGCTTAATGGTCAGCTTGTAGGTCATGGCGCGGTGTGGTCGTGGATTTCTGCGATGACGTTGAAGTTGATGCTCTGGCTTTTGCGCACTTTGCTGCCGATGACGACGGTTAATTCGGCCTCAAGGGTTGTGGAGGTTCTGCCGCCCAAGAAGATGTCGTCAAAAGCGGGGCCGCGCAGGGGAATCGAGACAAGCCAACCCTTGGAGCGATCGGTCGGTGCAAGCCAAGAGACGGAGAAGACCGGTTGGGTCTGGCCGGGAAATGCGGCCACGAAGAGTCCTGTGCTGGTGGAGGCAATGTCCGCATCGGGGATCACGTAGATGTCGAGATCGCTGCCACGCTTGGCGCTGATCGCAGCCAGGGCCGTGGATCCGGCGCTTTCCGCCGAAAGGGTTCCGGAGGTCGTATCGAGATAAAGGTCCATCCTGACTTTAGTGCGGTGTCAAAGTCAGCAGTCGCAGTGCTTTTGGTAGGCACCGGGTTCGGCCGTGGTGAGGTTGGACCAGCGATCCTCAGGGCAGGAACTGGTGGCGATGGACGCTTTGACCGGCATGAAGCAACCGCAGACCGAGCACGTGCGCCGTCGGGCTTGGTATTGCGGGCACTGCGCGCAGATGGCCAGACGCTGCTCGCGCATGGCCGAGAGTGGGAAGCCCGCCGATCCCCAAGCGGCAATGTCTGAGCTAACGCGGTAGGCTTTGGAAAGAAGTGCTCTCATACGATCTGATAAGCGGCGGAGTCGTCAAAATAGATGCCTGGAAAACCGGGCACGCCGCCGGCGGCCTCGATGTCCACGGTGCGTCCCCAAATGTTGGTGATGGAGAAGGGGACTCCGTCGATGCTCTGGCCGTCGAAAGGAAACGGAGAAAGCGAGGAAGCGTTGGACTGCAGGCTCAGCGCATAGGTGGCCAACACGGTGCCGCCATCGGTCACATTGAGGAGTGCGCCCGCGGAGCTGTTGGCCACGCCCAAGGAGGCGTAGTTGATTAGCGCGATGCGGAAGGTTTTGAAGGCCGGGAGCGAAGCGAGTTTGTAGCCCACCGGCAGATAGTTGACGCTGGCGGTGGCATTGCGCACGGCCTCGGTCCATCCGGTGCACATGTTGTATTCGATGTAGCAGACCTGGCGGCGTGAAGGATCCGGGGCCGGTGGAGTGGTCAGGGTGGTTTCCGCCCATGGTCCAAAGGTGGGGCCGGCTTGGACCTCGCGGATACGGTAGGAAATGAGCACGTCATGGCCAAAAGCTCCGCCGGGCGCGGCCTCGTCCTTGTAAATGGCAGTGTTGGGAGGAGTGGTGGCGATGAGCGAGTAGGCGCCCGAGCCGATCTTGCGTTCAATCTCATAGCCGGTCTCGGAGACCGACAAATCGTTCCAAACTAGAACGATCTTGGTCTGGCTCAGGTAGGTGGCGGCCAGACCTCCCGGAGTAGTCGGTGTGCCGGGCGTTCCGTTGAGTCCGGCCAGGTAAGAGTCGATCGTGTTGTTGGTTAGATAGAAGACGTTGTAGCGGTCAAGGCCTGTGCCGCCGTCATTGGCGCCATCGCCGCCAGCGTTGTTGATATTGGCTGTGCCGATGACCTTGTCCCCGAGTCCGGCGCGGAAGAGTCCCCGGCTGCAGACATGGCCGCCCGCGCAGGGACTACTTAGGCCGCCACGCAAAGTGGTGCGATTGTGCACGTAATCCACATGGAGACGCGCGCCGTGATTGAGTTGCGAGGCATCGAAAGAGACGAACATCCGGCTGGTTCCGGTCGTGGCGGGACAGCCCGCATAGAGCAAGTTGCCCGAGCCGTTGTAAAAGCGGACAAAGCCGATGCCGTGATGGCAGCCTCCGCCGGGCACCGCGCATTCGAACCAGAGACCTTGCGAGACGGGCGTCGAAACGGTGCCGCCGCCGGGATCGTTGATCGGAGGAACCGGACACGCGGTTTCCGTGCGTCTGATAAAGCAGCAACTCATGACCTTTGTGCCGCGACAACCAAGGTAGTCGAGCTTCCTCCCATGAAGGCCGGTATGCGCACGCGGAAGATGGCTAGTTCCTCTTCGCCTGCGTCGATCTCGGTTTTGATGAAGTTCTGCGAATAGTCCGCATTGATGAGCTGGGTCATGGACGACCATCCGCCGTTGGCGCGGGCGGATTGCGCGGCGTAGAGTCCGATCTTGCTGAAAAAGCGGTAGTAAAGGGTCGGGCCGCCGATGCGCAGGATCGTGCCCTTGAAATTGGTGTAGAAGAGCACCTGCAAGCGAAGTCGTGCTCCGGGCATGAGGTAAGCTTCAGCCACGTGCTCTGCGGCATTGTTGGTGTCGTTGTAGAGACGCGCGTTGATGATGCTTTGGTTTCTGACGCCATCGACAAAGTGGCCCGCGTAGGAGGCCGGAAAGTTGTCATCGGCATAGCGTGGTACGACCTTTGGCGCCGTGGAGGTGGCCAAGACGTAGGGCGAGGTGCGATCGACAGAGGCCATGACCGTGCTGTCTACGATCCAGTCGTTGTCGGCCATGTCCTCGGCTGTGACGAAAAAGGAACGGACGGCCGCACCGGCTGCGGTGAATTGAGCGGCGGGTGAAGCGGATTTGGCCGCCCAGATCGCGCGCACAGGTTCGGTGGCGCCAAGCGTGCGTGATGCTGAACTAGAAGCAAATTGGCTAGTTGGCGCCAAGAGCAGCAGGCGTGAGGTATTGCGATCCGGGCGCACCTTGGCGGGGTTGGCCGTGCCATCCGCCTCAAGCGGCGCGAGGATCGCCACGTTGACGGTGGAAGAGGTTCGCAGTCCTCCGCCGTTGAAAGCGGTGATGCGGAAAGCGGCGTTGCCGAGGTGTGCTCCGCCCTCGTCGACAGTCACGGCCGAATGGCCGGGGAGCTGGGTTGCTAGAAAGTGCGTTGCAGTAGTTTGGCCCAAGACCTTGGCCGTGGTGCCTGTGACCAAAGAAATTTCGTAGTAGGCCGCAGATGGATTGCTGGCCCAGGTCAGGAGCGCCGTGCCGGGCAACTCGCTGACTCCGGAGGCTGCGGGAGCTGTCGGAGTCGACCAATTGCTGATCGTCACCGCGGATAGTAAGATAGCTCGACCGCGCTCCCCGGTGACTGACTCGAAGCCGGCGTAATACTCGTAGGTGGCACCGGCATCTACGCTCTCGTCATCGAAGTTGGTTGGAAGCGTAGACACCAACCGCGTGGTTGTGCCGCTAACCCCGACACGCAGCACATAGACGCTGCCCGCCGACTGGTTTGGTCCGAGGGTCCAGGAGACGCGGATCTTTTTGGTTAGGGCGTCGCTGGTTTCCGCTGTCGCGGCCGAGGTGAGTTGCGACGGGCTTGGTGCGGGCCCAGTGGTCAGGTTTTCGATGGGACCGAGCTTTGTCCCCCTCGCATTGGTGGCGAAGGCGCGGTAGTAAATGGGTGAGGCTGAGGCGAGTTGGTCGATGAGCGCACGGTAGGTGCCCGTTGATCCGGTGACGCTGATCTTGGTGGGCAAGCCGATCCACGCTGCCTCGCTCGCGGGCAGTGATGTTGCGTAGAGAATGCCGCGATCGCTGATCTGCGCATTGCCATCCCAACCGACAAAGCTGTCGTAGACAAATGCGCGGTAGGGCGTGGCCTGGGCAAGACTGGCCACGGCGACAGACACCACGCGCGCTCCGGTCGACACGTTTTGCGGCGCGATGGGCAGGAGGGTATCAAAGATGTGTGGCTGGGGTGAGGCCGGCGCGTTCACATCGGCCGGACCCAGCGTGTATTCGCGGTCGGGGAGCAATTCCCAAACGTCCTGACCGCCGATGGAGAGCGTGTATTTGAAGCGCACCACATCACCGGCATCGCCATCAATGGGGACAGCCACCGAGTAAAGCCCGTCACCATCGTTATCCAAAAGGAAGTAGAGGGGTTCCCATTGGGTGAAGTCGCCGCGCACGCTCACGGTGGAGGAGGGCGTAAAGAGGCCGTTGGCTATGGCCTCGTGCAGGCTGACTTGGAATGTGACGAGTCGGGATGCCATTAAGCCCATCCCTCCCGGTATGCCGCGTTGGCGGTGGTCGGTTCGCCAAGCATGTGGCGGTAAAGCTGGCCGAAGGTGAGGCTATTGGCGGACTTGGTCGTTACGACAAAGCGCAGGCACCAGGCGAAGACGTAGATGGACTGGACGCCGGTGTTGGGATTCTGCGGTCCTCCGCACACGGTCTGCGCGTTGCCATCGGTCGAGGTGCCGACAAAGTTGTCGGGGTAGGGACCCTCGAAGAGCGCCTCGTAGATGCCCGTGGCCTGGGGGACGCCACGGAAACGGATGCCGGCCGCATCGGGAAGAAATGTGATACCCGGGGGCAGGGCGCCAAGGCGGCGGAAGCGGGCGTTGACGAAAAACTGTCCATTGAAGCGCTGATCGACCTGAAACTCCGTGGCGACCGGACTAGTGTCGGCGCCGATCAGGATCTTCGCGCGGATGACCTCAAGGCGGCCGCCGTAGAGCGAGGGAGTGATGGTGGCGCTGCCCCCCTGTGGAACGCTCGTGGGCATGTTATCTGACGATGTCGGTGGCGATGCGCATTTGGAATGGGCGTGTCGTCAGGATTTGGGTTTGCGGCCCGGGAGCGCGGGAAGGTGTTTCGATCTCCAACTCGAACTCGCAGGTCACGTTGTTTTGCCGCACAAGGTCGGTCTCCAGTTCCTTGAGCCAGGATTCCAGTCGCGGGAGTCCGGCCAAGGAGGCGTAGACGAAAGCGGAGGTGATGAAGTTGGTGCCCACGATCTCGGTCACACGTCGGAAGGCGAGGGCATCGGTTTTAAGGAATGCGGGACCCGTCGTGCCGCGCAGGGCGAACTTGGCCATGACCAAGGGCGGATTGGCGGCCACGCCGGCCATGGTGAAGTTGAGCTTCCAAACCAGATCGTCGTTGATGCGGGCGGTGGCCACGGCGGGCGGAAGCACCGGTTCGGTCTGTGCCGCGGCCGGATCGGCGGTGGACACCGTGAGAGTCTCGAGGTCGAGCGTGACCGGACGACTCACTTCGACTGAAGCGGGCTCGAATATGCCTAGAGTGAAGGCTACCGGTGCGCTCCAACCATCGCTGTTTCGGGCCATGGCGGTGATGTTCCAAATGCCTGAGGCGGAGCCCGCGCCAGTGAAAGTTCCCCGCAGGGAATCAAAGAGCACGCCGTGAGGTAGAGTTTCGCTATTGCCAATGGCCCACTCGGCGGGGCTTTCGGTGGCGGTGAGTTGAAAGACAAACTCTTGGCCCACGCCATAGACTAAGACGCTTTGAGTGCCGCTGATGACGGGAATAGGCATGGCTATTTGAGAATGTCGGGCTCAGGGAAGGTTGCGTAGTAGGCGACAAAGCCGCGCGGGTCGCTTACCGCATTCTCGGTGTCAAAGGATGAGAGGCGCACACGCAGGACAAACTCGTCGCTTGAAGGGAGTTGGTCGGCTTGGGCCGCCACGGTCTTGCCATAGCGGGCGACGGTGCCGGTCCAGAATTCGCCGTCCACTCCGATGTCGCGGTAGAGGCCAACTTCGAAGCGGTGGCGGCCGACCACATCGGTGATGTGAATCTGCTGATCGATCAGCGGCGTGCGCCAAGTGTAGCCAAGAAGGTTGGGGCCGACCGGCGCGGGTTGTTCGTCGGCTGAGCGGTCGCCTACTTCCCAGACCACGTTCCACACGGCATCGGTGTTGTTGTTGAAGAGCCGGAAGTCGAAATCTCGCAGGAATGACCACCGCTGGCGCAGGGGCAGGGAAACGGGCGTAAAGGCAAACGTGTAGAGGGATCGCTCGAAATACTCGGGATAAAACGAGTTGGTCTGGCGGTAGCGCCGCGCGCGATACCAGAAGCGTCCGTCGCTGGCGATGTGGCGCCCGGGTTGGACTCGCTGGGCGGGCCAGGAACCGAACGCCGGCAGGGAGGCCGCTGTGCCAGTAACGAGGATTGCGCTGTTTGCCTCCGGCGCCGGAAGAACGGGCGTTGTCGTCTGGCCATTTTCCACGACCGGCGTGGCGTCGAATTCGGTGACCGTGGCATCGTGCACGGCCGGTAGCAGACCCAAGGCCGGCGAGGGCAGGCGGTCGATTTTGTTGATGCCTCCAGTGATGATCATACGGTCACGTCGAGTTTGGTTTGGGGCATGATCATGGCGATCTGGCCGCGCACGGGTTCCTCGCCACCGGCCTGCGTGTCATCCACGTCGAATCCGCAGAGTCGCAGGCGTAGAATGGCTGGAGTGGCAAAGCCGTCGCCCGCATTGCTCTTGCCGTAGGTCAGCCAGTTGGAGGCCGCCACGCCCTCCTCGTTTTTGACCCGCAGGCTCCAGCGCATCGATTCGAGCGAGGGCGAGAGAGCGATCTTGGTCTGACCCAAAATCACAGTGCGTACGGCCGAGCCCATCTGCGGGCCATCGGCCATTTCCACCGCCTCGCACTTGAGCAAGAACTGCGCGGCCAGATCCACCTGAGGCAAGGGTCTGATCACCGCATCGAAGAATTCTCCGATCAGGCGCATGCGCAGCTCGCCTGACACTTCCAGGAGCGAGTTCTTCGGGAATTGATCCGGCCCGATGTAGAGCCGCCAAAGCTCGCGGTCGAATTCCAGCGGGTAGTAGATGTTTGCTCCCTCAGCGCGCACGCGAAAGTAAGCGCCCTTGGCCCAAGCGAAGAGAGCACCCGCAGGCACGCTCTGGTCCTTGCGGCCAAAATCTCCAGGCAAGATAAGCGTCTGGCTTGAGGTGTTGCGGTAAACCGTGGGCTCGGTCGTGGAAGGAAGGTCGACCACATCGATAATGGCGGCTGCTTGCAGGGCAGGGAGAAGAGCTGGCAGTCGTGTGCCAGACTTCTGAGGCCAGAGGGCCGGGTCGGAGGTGACCTCGGGGATTTCCGGCTCGATGATGTTGCCGAGAGAATCTTTCTTTACGGCCGATCCGATTTGTCCGGGGCGGCCCACGGCTGGAATGATCGCGCGGTAGACGATGTTGGCGGCCAAAGCGTCCGGATCACGCTTGATGGCTTGGTCCTCCTCCCTCTGTTTGTCCTGCTCGGTAGAGACGTTGGTGCCCGAGGGCGCCTGCGGTGGGTTGGTCTCGCTGTTTTGGGCGATGAGTTGCGAGCTCAGCGTGACGTCCTCTTGGTCCACGCCGATCAGCGAAAGATCGGGCAAGACCTCACCGAATGCCGGCACGCGGTGGGCTACGGGGACTGCGGCCGTGCCGGCGCTGGCGGCTCCCGGTTGCGGCAGCATGCGCTCCAAATCAGCCAAGCGTTGGCCGATGTCCTCAAGCATGCCCTGCAGGCCCACGATTTGCGCGATCGTGTGCGTGTGAATGTTTTGCACGGTGACCGGCCCGGCGGTGCTGATGACTACGGCCAGGCTGTCCTCATCGACCGGTTCGGCGAACTCGAGGACCAGCTCGTCGTCACTGGCCAGGCGAGCCGTGTACTCGCTCGGGTCGAGAACGTGGTTGGGTTCGCCGTTTTGCCGCACGGTGAGATGCAAAAGGGATGTGCCGAGATTGTGCGGGAAGCTGTAGGTGTCATTGGAGCCATCACCGAAGACCGAGGCGTAGTGCTGTGAGCCGGTGATGACTTGGCTTGGGGTGAAGGGGACGTAGTCGCGCGGGGCGGGATTGCGCAACCAGTCGACGTTTTGCAGTCCGCTCAAACCCGGAAAGAACACCGCGCGCCGTAGGTTGATCGAGGACTGGACTTTGATCGTGCGGAAGTCGGCCTCGAGATCTTCGTCGCCTGTGGCGTTGTCTTCCAAGATGTCCAATTCGATTTCCAGCGGGATGGCGGTGATTTCGTTGGCCGCGCGCAAGGCGGTCCAGATTTCCGCCGTGTTGAGATCAAGTGCCACGGTGGGATCTCCCGGCGGGGCGGAGGTGACGGAGATCTGCAGCTGTTCGACGTTGGCTCCCTTGAAGTAATCGCCGCCGAAGGTGATCAAGGCCTGACCGGTGGTGGGGTTGACCACGGCCACCGAGCGGTCCGGGCCGATTTCAGCCAGCATCTTGTTGATGGCCGCCTCGATCTGCGCTGGTCCGTCCGTGGTATCGAGGATGTCGGTGCGGTAGTAGTCCTGAAACTTGAACTGGTAGGTGCCGCGGAAATCCGGCGGCATGGTCAGTTGCTGGATTTCCGGATAGGTGAAAAGTCCGTCGGGACTGGTGTAGCCGTCCTGGATGGTGGTGACAAAGGGGCTCTGCGGCAGCACCCGCATGGACGAGTCGGTGTGGGCCAGAGGAGCCTGCACCAACCGCAGTTCATGAAGCCACTGAGCGTTGATCTGCTGGGCGAAAAGGCGCCCGAAGCTGGTCGGGAAAAGCGTGTTGCTGACCGCACTCAAGGTAAGGCGGCGGCCGTCTTCGCATCGTATGAGGTAGCTATCGTCTTCGAACACAACCTCAATGCCCGTGTCCAAGACGGGCAAGCTCCCAAGCGCATTCTTGATCTGGGCGGCCGTGGCCGCATAGGGCAGAAGTCCCGTCGTGTTCAGGCTGGTCGAGGCGGCATCGCCGATCTTTAAGGCAAAGCTTCCCTTGGTCGGACGACGGTCCAGAAACCCGATGGAAGCCCGCATGGCGCGGATCTTTGGGTAAACCTCGGTGGGACTGGTGCTGCCGATGCGCTGGATAAAGCGCAGGGAGATGGCCAGCGTGTCGCCAGCGGTCAGGGTGGGGAAGGTGAAGGTATCGCCAGAGGCTCCGGCCGACAAAATCCGTCGGGTCAAATCGGCAAAGAGCAACTGGCGCATTCCGCCGGTGCAGGCGGTGTCAAAGCTACTCGTCCTTCTTGTCGGGCTCGGCGTCGCTGTAGTGGGTGAGGCCGAACGTGTCGGGCGAGAAGACCAAGACCTCGAAGGGGAAGGGCGGGTTCAAGGGCACCGCCTTGTTGCTCTCGGTCTGGTCCTTCTCGCGTTCGGCCCGTAGACGAGCTTCCTTGTTAAGTCCGTAAGTGCTGGCCGCGCTCATGTGGTCCAGAAAACGCCTCGATTGGAGGTGGAATTAAACACGGCGGCGGTAATGCGCTGCATCTCTGCTTCCATGACGGCGAAGGTTGCGGCTGGCGCCAGGGTGTAGCGTGAGGTCAGGGCAAAGAGTCCGGCCACGCCGGAGAGCTGTGGCAAGTTGATTGGCACCGCATTGCGCGCCCGGTGGGTCACATTCCAGAAGCACTTGTGTGCGACGTAGGGTGTCCAGTTGCGGTCGGGCACATCGCTGGGATTCTCGGCCGGAGCCAGCAGGTAGCCGGTGGCAATGGGCAAGCGGTCCAGTCCATCGTCGCCGACCAAGCCTGATAATCTTTCCGAGAAATCCGGCTCGCCTGGCTCGTCCATTTTCGGCGCTTGGTTGAGTCGCGGGCGCGTGCCGAAAGCCGTGATTGCGCTGGTGTCGTAGGTCACGTTGTATTCGAGCAAGGAGCCAAGAACGATGTTGCCCGTGAAGGTCGGCAACATTTTGTAGGTAGCCCGAGCTACGGTGACAAAGATGTCGAAGGCGACCAGCTTGCGGCTGGCGGCGGCGTCTTCGGCGGCCTGCATAATGTCGCCCACGCTAAGGCTGTCGAAGTTGCTGAGCGTGACCGAGGGCATCTTCACCTGCTTGACGCCAAGGTTACGGAAAAAGGGCGGCACGTAGCTGCCATCGGTGCCCACGGGTCTAAAACCGCGCATGGGAATCCAAGGCACATCAATCATGCCTAAGTCTTTGGGCTTCGGTTCCTCTTCGCTGGGTTCCGGCGCGGTGCCCGGCACGATGGGATCGTATCCATTGACGAAGCCGGCCCTGACGTTGAACTGCCATTTCTCGTCCACCCATGAAAGGAGCGTGTGCCATGGGTGGCGCCACGAGAGGGGCTGGTCGGCCAGAGCGATCACCGTCTCTCGCGGACTGCGGTAGATGTTGATTCCCTTGCCGGCTCGCGGCATGAGGGCGCCGGCATGATGCAGGGCTGCATTCCACTGGGAGGCGCGCACCTTCATGCCGGAACGAAAAAATGGCGGCCATCGCGGAAAGCATGCCGCAGGGAAAAGTAGGAAATCTGCCGAGCACCGTAGGAGCCGTTCTCAAGCTTTAGAATCATGGCCACTGGATGGCGTCCCTTGAGCCTGTCGTTTGTGGCGGCCGACGTGCCCGTGGTCACAATGACCGACTCGGGATCCTCCGGATCAATGCGCTCCGACTCTTGGTTGATCTTCACCTCGACGTAGACCCACGCCCGGTTGTCCTCGAACTCCGAGGGCATGGCCAAGGTAGGTGGACCGGATTTGCTGCCGGAAATCTTCACTCGATCGATGGTTGGTTCGATTCCGTTGACGTAGCCCGCAGCGACGATCAGCTCCTTCTCGTTGACCGGAGTGACGTAGAAGGCGCCGACGAAAGCCTTGTTGGGGATGGCGGCGCGGATGATCGTGCCATTTTCCGATCGCACCAAGCGGATGCCGCGACCAGCGGTGAGTTCCTGCCGGTGCAGCCAAGTCAGCAGTTTGGAAAGCCGCGGTTTGACCCGTCTGCCGGGTCGCGCCAGTAGTCTTTCAAGCTCACTAACCATTGAGGGATTCGTAGATATCCTGTGCGGCCTCTTTGGCTCCGGTACTTTTTTCGCCCGAGAGCATCCATCGGCGGGTGACTTCCCATTTCTGTCCCTTCTGGGTCACTACGGGAGGCAAGGTGAGCCAGAAGCGATTGCCCGGGGCGGGCAGGTTGCCCGGTGGGTCGTCGGTTATCCGTCCAACGCTGGTAAAGACATCGGGCGGAATATTCGGGTAAACCCGCTTCTGCGACCACACGCCGCCCAGAGCGTAGAATTCACGCACTCCGCGCATGGGATTGTCGATGAAGCTGGTCGAATCACCGCTGCCGCCAAGCCCTGCGCCGGATCCGGTGCCTTGGGGGATGTATTTGCCCCAAGTGACCTCCTCGTTCTCATCGAGCGTGCCGTAGTATTTTTTGAGCAAATCGCCGAACTTGGGATGGGTGCGGATGTCGGCCTGTTCAAATGATGGAGACCAATCGTAGACGGTGCGCTCCTCACTGTCGTAAGTGGATTCGCCGCCTTCATCCATGACCCCCTCAAAAAGCCCGACCGCCACGTAGTGGCCATCCTGCTCCTGGCGGATGTCCATCCCGGTGCGTTGCAGTCCGAGGAAGTTTGTGGCCGCATTACTGAAAGCCTCAGTGACAGTTGTGCCATAGTAGGGGACTCGCGCACTGACGGCCCCGGTCTTTTCCACGCTGATCGAGAGTCCGACAAGTTGCATGATGCTTTGGGGGATTAGTCAAAAGCCTCGGCTAGGAGCTGGCGCGGCTGGCTGGCCAAGAGGGAGCGGATTTCGGCGAGCAGGCGATTGGACTCGGCCTGCTTGCGCACCATTTCTTCCTGCGGCTTACGGTCCTCGCCAAAAAAGCGTCCTCCCAAGCCGACCTGCCGCGCGGCATCGGCGACTTGTACCGGAGTGCGGCCTTGGCCGGATGACTCGCGCCGCAACTGCTCAAGTTCGGCTTGTCTGCGTCCTAGTTCGGCTGCCGTCACCGGATCCTCTCCTTGCTCCTCGAATTGTTTGGCCACGGCTGCCGCGCGCCGGTCGGTTTCAATCTCGCGGACGCGCTCGGTGTCTCCCGAGGCCTCTGCAGCGATCTGCTCGGCATCAAGCAGCATGTCGCTGCGCAGATCAGCGAGGCGTTCTTGCTGCTCGGCGCGCTTGGTGTCTTCGTCGGCTTGCCGCTTTTGCACGGCTAGGAGTTGCTCCTCGATGGAGAGAAGCTCGAAGAGTCGCTGCTTTTCGGCGTTAGTGGCCTCAGTGCCCAGTGACTTGAGCCGCTCGATCTCGGCAATGAGGGCTCCGGCATCAAAGGTGATGTCGGCGCCACCGGAGGACATCGCCTCGATCTTGCTTCGTGCCTCCTCGAGGGACTCCGTTCCCAGCGCTCGGAGCAAAATGTCCACGCTCTTGCGGTCCGGAGCCGACTCGAGCATCTCGCGCAATTGGGCAACCGACTCGGCCCCGGTCGCCTCGAGAGCCAGTTGCACGGTTCGGTCGCTTATGCCCTCAAGCGCGGCACGCAGTTCACCGATGCTGGAGAGACCGGTGGCACTTAGAGCGAGCGCGATGGTCTTATCGTCGGCTGCGTCGATTGCTGCGCTCAAAGCTTGGGCATCGGGCAAGCCAGTAGCCTCAAGGGCCAAGGCGAGGGTTTTGCCTTCGGCCACATCGAGCATTTTGAGCATACCCTCGGCGGCAGGCAGGCCGACGGCGCTTAGGCGAACTTCGGCATTGGTCGCTTGGGCCATGGCCTCAAGTTGCTGGCGGGCCTGATCCATGGTTTCCAGGCCGCTTGTGTTGAGCACGAATTCGGATTGGGCGGCGTTGTCCATGGAGGCCTTGCCCAAGACCGATGAGGCTGCCTGCTCCGGAGTCATGGCATCGAGTGCCGCTTGCTCACCGCGCTTGTCGCGCGATTCCAGGGCCCGCTCCAATTCACGTGCCAGCTCCTCAGCCCGGCGCTTGCTCTCAGCCAAGGCCTCGCCCCGGCGCTTTTCTTCGGCGTTGGCGGCCATGATTTCCGGAGAAATGTTAGCGGCCATGTCTTTGATGGCCTCAAGCATGACGATGCGTTCGCGCAGGCGCGTCTCGAATTGCGCCAACTCTTCGGCTCCGAGGTCGGGGAAAGATTCCTCAAGAGAGCTAATGCGCTCGCGTGCGGCTTCAATTTCCTGGCTGACACTATCGATGACGGCCGATTGGTCTTCGGGGCTAGAAATGGCCTGCGCGTTGGTGCCGTAGCGGTTGGCCATGCGTTCGGTTTCACTAACGATGCTCTTTTCGCCGCGGGCGGCCTGGTTGACGCGGTCGCGCTCACCCATGGCGTAGGCGAGCAGTTCGCCGGCCGCCACGACGGCCAAGCCAATGCCGGTTGATACTAGTGCGGCCTTGATCCCGGCAGAGGCAGCGCGGGCGGCAGCCACCATGCCGGTAAAGGTGGCGCGGGCAGCCGTTCCCAAAGCTACCAATGCCACGCGCGGACTTGCCATGCTGGCAGCCATGGCGGCCATGGCAGCGGGAAACTGCGAGGCGGCTGTGACCACGGATTGTCCGATGCCCAACTTGAAGGCGAGGGTGGCAGCGCCGACACCGACAAAGACGGGCAGGAGGGATCGCAGGCTGGCGATGAGTTCGATCAATGCTGCAGAGGCTTGCCCGGCGGATTGACCAAGACCGGTAAAGTCGGCTTTCGAGAGGCTTTCAAAAATATCGAGCCCGGAAGATTCTGACATAAAGCCGACAAAGAACTGGTCGATCTTCAGCCCCATGGCCTCGATGGCATCGCTGACCGTATCGAATCGGTTGGCATTGTCTTCGAGCACATTGCCCAACTCGCCGACCTGTTCGGAGGCGGAAGTAAACGCCGCCGGGTCACGCATGAGGGCCAGCATCTCCACGCCTGAGCGACCGAAGAGCTTGATGGCAGCGGCCGCCCGGTCGGATGGGTCTTCGATGGCTGCGATGACCCGCGAGAGTTCGCTGAACTGGTCCTGCAACGACATGCGGCTCAATGCCAGCGTGTTGATCCCGAGTTCCTCGAGTACGCCTCGGGTAGTGACGCCATCCTCGTTGACTCCGGCTAGAGCGCGCTGGAATCGGGCGATCATCGGACCGGCCGCATCAGCCCCCATGCCTGCGTTGGCCAGTGCCTGACGCAAGACAACTAATTCGCTCACACTCGCGCCGGTCGAAGCGCTCAGATCCGAGAGATGACCACCCAAATCGAGGGCGCCCTTCATCTCGCTAAAGATGCCGCTGAGTCCAGCAATGGCCGCACGTGCGGCGATAAAAGCGGCGGTAATCCCGGCGGCTGCCGCCTGCAGGTTGCGGATCTGGCGCTGAACTTTGGCGATGCCGCCAATAAAGGGTGCGGCATTGAGTTCGATGTCGGCGCGAATGGAACTCATACCCCAAATCCGGCCCTCCTTGCCGTCTTGCGCATGATGGCTGTAGCGGCACGTTCCAAGGCCCCGGCCTGCGCGTTAAGAGCCCATTGGACGCGTCGCTCGAGGCCTTTGACCTTGGTGACAAAGCCCACCATGTTTTCCAGACGAACCTTAATGCCTGCCCGTGTCTTGGTCACAGCGCAGCGCCCGCCGCCGGTGCCGTGGCGCGCGGTCCAGGCCGGTAGTTTTGTCCCCAGCTTGGCAGCCGATGCATTCCAGCCGGCCATGAGCAGGCCCACTTTTTTAATCACCCGTTGCTCGTAGTCTTTTTTCCGCTGCGCTAGGACTACCGCCCTAATGGCGCCTGAGGATTTTTTCCCCGAACGCACGCGACCGGCGCGCCGGCGGTTGGCGTAGTGCCATCCTTTGATGCTTGGCACTGTGATGTCCGTGGACCGCACGATCAACCTGCCACTCTTGTTCTGAAGTTCGGGCACGCCTTGGGCCCGGAGTTGTTCGAACTTTTCCAAGAGTGCGGGGCTTAGCCCGACGAAGATGTGGTTGAGGTCGCCAAGGATAATGCTTTCGCCGCGCTTCTTGGCCTCGGAGTTGAGTTTGCCGGTGGCCGGGGGTGTGACTGAGGCAGCGCGTTTGACGAAGTTGCGCGCCGCATCGGTGACCACGGTGTGAGAATCTTTGAGGGTGGCCAGCTGGTAGGTGCGAAGAGCCGTCCGCAGTTTCGAGGTATCAAAGCTGATCGTCATCTTCTTCGGCTGCGGCGTCAAAGAACTGGCGGATGGGAGCCAGGCTGCGCTCGTTGACGGCTTTGCGCCTCACGGTCCAGACATCGTTGGCCCGCAGGTTGGCGTGTTCGTAGGCCAAGAGCCGCACCAGCGGCAGTTGCCAGATAATGAAGGACTCCGACCATCCGGTGGCTTTGGCCAGCATGAAGACGCGCGAGGCGATCCATGCTGGCTCTACGAGTTTGGGGGCGGGGATTCCTCTTTAGCGCCCGCGGGCGTGGGCTTGGATTCCACCTCAAATTTGACCGCCGCGAGCATCTGGCGGCTTTGTTCTAAAGCGGCCTTGGCGCCCAAGAGCACGGCATAGGGAAGCGAATCGCCCCACTCGAGAACGGCCGACGACCATAGGGATGGGTTTAAGGCCATGCGTCGCACTTTGGAGAGGTCGGCGCAGTGGATGTAGAGAAAGGCCAAGAGTTCAAACTCGGCTAAGGCTCCGGTGTCCTTGTCCTCGATGAGCGCGCGATACACTTGGTTGTTGGTCAGAACGCAGATCGAGGCACTCCCGCCGGTGAGGGGGCGCATGGTGATGTTCTCGCCCAAGGTAGCTCCTTCAGGCTCCACCACGGCGGACATGGCTGCCGCCTCTCTGGCCATGTCTTCAGCGTCCATAGACCTCCCGGCAAATGACTTCGATTTCTTCATGCGAGAACCCCGCCCTTTGCAAAAGTCGTCGGCCATTGGCTTGGTCGCCGCCCATGACGAGGTAAGCGGTGGAGCGTCCGCGCGGGAAGGCCACCAGAGGGCGCTTTTCTTTGATGCTGCGGACCAGACGGCGGAAGGCTTCGATGGCCTGGGCCATGTAGCTGATCGGGTGGTCCGGATTGGCTTGCTGCCATGCCGTGTCCTTCATGCGGCGGATCACCTCGCCAGTGGTGAGAGTCTCGGCCGGAAAGTCGGGCCGGAATTCAACGGCCGTCTCAGCCAGGTTCCATGCCGTGATCGTGCGGGTGTCGTCACTGGCCGTATCGATGATGCGATTAAAGTCGTGAATGGCCACTCCGGCAACGGCTGCACCAGCCACGGCCGCCGTGTCAGCGCTGGCAATGGCGGCTTTGCGCGATGATGACTCGTCCTTGGTCGCCGGGATCGTCTGTTTGACGATGTGGTAAACGGTTTTGTCGTGCACTGGGTAAATGAGTGGCCCTTAGCCGGGCTTAAATGGCGCCTGGCGCGTTTTGGAAGCTGACGCTGGTTTCGTCGAAGTTGTCTTGGTTGCGGCTATGGGTTGTCTCGGTGACGATGGTCTTGCCCCCGGAGACAAGCGAAACGGCCGTCGAAAGATTGCCGCCCACCTCGTCGCCGCTGGTGCCAAGGATGGTGATGCTGCCCGAGATCATGGGATCGAAAGAATTGGCCACGGCAAATCCGCCATCCTTGTTCTTGCGCACGACCTCGCTGAGGCTTTGTTCGACTTCGAGGCTTTGCACCATCATGTCGCTGGCGCTGGAGACACCGATGTCGAGTGAGGCTGAAATTGGCATGGCGGTGGTCGCTTAGGTGGAGGCGAATCCTTTGAAGGTGACCGAGCCTTCGGGTGCGCCTTCGTTGGATTCCGTGATCTTGGCGCTGATCATTTTGAGTGTGCCCTCGGCAAAGGCGCCGGCGGCCACGGCGGCCAGGGAAGGAGACCCGATCACATCGAGGGTGACCTCGGTTGTCTTAAGTTTGCCCGGGATGAGCTTTTTGGTGACTCCGGTCTCGTCGCGATACTGGTAGGTCTCGACCGACTCTTTGATGCTGGCGGTCTTTACCGCCGTGTTGGCTGGGGCGGTAGCGCCAGTGGGCAGGGTTCCGACTCCAAAAGTTGCAGCCATGACGTGAGGTGGGGTGTCAACTTACTGCTCGACTGGCTCGAGTGGTTCCTGGATCTCCTCGGTCTCGTCCTCGGGTTCGCGGCAGACAAAGCGGTCGGTAACACCTCGACGCGACCAAATTTCCGTCATGCCCGGTGCGGCCTTTTTGTCGGCCATGGTTTGGGCAAGGCGCTTGCGGGCCTCGGTGATTGGTTCCGGCCCGGCCACCACGCGGGAGGCTCCGTCCGGATCGATAAAAAGTGTGACTGCTTCGTCCATGGCCAAGGCGGTGGTGTCAATTCTCAGCGCAAAACCCGACCACGATGTTTTCGCGGCTTAGCCAGTAGCTCTCCTCAGTCTCCTTGTTGCTCTCGGCCCGCCAATGGCCTCGCAATCTAGAGTCCGAGGGAGGAGTGGTCAGCGCTTGCGACAGTTGCTCCCAGTGCGAGGAATGCGTCGCAGCGGGTTGGTCCATGGCGTGGGTACGCAGTAGCACGGCCAGGGTGCCGCGGAAGTAGGGGCCGGCTACCCGCTGGCACTCGTCGCAGACCACCACGACAAAGGAATCCTGCTGCGGAAGTTGGGCCGAGGAGAGGCCGGCAAAGACCGGAATCGAGAGTTCCTGTCTCAGATAGTCGGCGTAGATTGTCTCGATCGTCGCCGCCGGGCTCATATTGGCTCCACGGTTAGAACAACAACTGGGTGCGGCGGGCGACTAACCAGGCGGATCACGCGGTAGGTCTGCCCGTCAAAGACCAGGTGAGCGCCGACCATCAACCTGGCCGCAAGCCAATCGGTGCGCAGCATTTTAACGGTGAAATTTCCCGCACTGTTGAAGCCGCCTGATTCAAGTTCCAGGGCTAGTTCTGGTTCAGCGATCAGCGCTCGGTACTCGGTGTTGCCGATGGTGATTGTTTTGGCGAAGTCGTCGAAGACGGATCCGAGGTCTGAAGCCATTTGCTCAAAGACGGTCACGCCCTGAGAAGATGTGTCAAAAAGCAGAAAGCCCCTCCCGCGTTTCCACGAGAGGGGCTGCCGCTGTTGCCGGACCCAATTAGGAAGGTTTGACCAGGCGCCGGATGCCCTGGCTCATCGCCGCCCTGAAGCCGTAGAGACATTCGACGGTGACGAAGATTCGGTTGGAGCTGGTCTCCGTGTAGCGAAGGTAGCCGAAGGTGAGACCGGTCTCGGGATCGGTAACTGCGCCGGCCTCTTCGTACTCGGCTACGGGCACCAGGTAGCGCATGGCGATGGCCATACCGCTGGGGTGCGCCGCAAAGCCGACCAGATCCTCGCCGTTGTCGGGCAGGATGGTGGACGGAAACACGTCGAAGCCTGCGATGCGCCGCAACTGGGCCTCGATCACGCCCGGTTGCGAGAGTGGGAGGATAAAGCTCTTCGAGACAACATCGTCGGTGAGCAAGTTGGTGTAGTAAGCGTCATCAAGGACGAGGGCCCGGTCGGTGATAGGCATCTTGACCACACTACAGGCCTCGCGAATTTCGAGTGTCTTGCGGTAGTTAAAATCGGTGGCCGCCACCGGCGGAATTGCTGAAGTGCCGTAATTCGCTGCTGTAATCTCGGAGAGAACGTCCTTGAGAACATCTTCGGCCAACTGCTTGACCGCCGCAGCTACCAAGTTGTCCAGGATGGGCAGGGCCGTCTCAGCCGCCTCGCGCGCCGTCACGTGAACCGTCTTGTATTTGTGACGGTTGAGGACGACGGGGATTACCGTGATGGTCGAATCGGCGTTGAGGGTGTAGTTGCCAGCGAAGTCGCTGGATTGGCTCGGGGCACCGATGACCGGGACACGCACGGTGTCGAGCTTGTCGGCCGGTTCGGGGCTGAAGTTGGTCGAGAAGGCGCGCAGGGTAGTTAGCCCTGACATGAACGGCTGGAGCGCGTTCTGCGCGACCTTGATGTCTCTGACGTTGGTGAGGATGTTTGCCATGGTGTTTACTTGTTAGAGGCTGCGAGGATGGTCGCCTTTTGTTGCGAGGTGAGTTGGCGCCAGAAGGCGGTTTGCTCAGCGGGATCGCTGATAGCGGCGAATTGTTCGGCCAGCTTGGGCACGTGCGGCTCGGCCGTGGCGGTGACATTGGCCGGGGCCTGATTACCGGTCTCGGCTACGATTTCGGCGGCACGGGCCGCGGCGCGTTTTTCGAGATCCTGCTCATGGGCCTCGATGTCTTTGTTCCGGTTGGAGAGCGATTCGATCGTCTGGCGGGCGGTGGCTAGGTCGCTGGCCAGTTGTCCGCGCTCGGCGCTCACGGCCGCAAGCTCCTGCGAGAGGGCCTCGGACTTGGAACTAAGAGCGGTGATTTGTTCGTTGGCCTCGGTCAGGAGCGAATCCTGTGCCTTGGCGTCTTCGGTGATTTTGGCCAGGGAAGCTTGTGCTTCGGCCAATTCGGTTTCGAGTATGGTCGTGTCCATGGTCTGCGCGGCGGTGTCAACTTCGCGCACGTGCAACTCGCGTAGCCGGGCCATGACCTGGGCCTTTCCATCGACCACGCCGGCTAGGTTCAGACGCATGGCGCGGCGGCCGCTGAAGGTTTGTCCTTCCATGGCCTCGTCAGGGATCTTGCGCCCACGATAAAGCACTGCTGACCGGAAATCGGCGGCGATGTCCTCGACCTCGTTTTGCAGATAGTCTTTTTGTTCTTCGGTCAGCGAGGTGCCAGGTGTGCCGGCGCTTTTGAATTTGCCGGCGGCGAAAACTTCCATTTTGAGTCCGGCTTTGGCGAAGGCTTCGCTGGAGTCGACAACTGGCAAGATGACGCCGATAGAACCGACTCGGGCGCTGGGCGTGGCGTAGACCGCGTCGCACTGGCTGGCCACCCAGTAGGCGGCCGAACACATCTGCCCGGCACTGAATGCATAGACCGTCTTGTCCTTTGAAGCCGCGGCAACTGCGGCTGCCAGTTCGGGAGTTCCGTTGACCGAGCCGCCGGGGCTGTCGATGTCCAAGAGGATAGCCTGTACGTCCTCCCGCTCCTTGGCTTCATGGACAGCGGCCATGACTTCCTCGGTGTCTGTGGCGCCGAAGACGAGTTGGTCGATCACGTCCGGGTTGCGCATCATTGGTCCGCGCAAAACCACGGTGCCGATGCCGCCTTCAACCGAGAGCAGATGGGACTCAGGACGCATGGTTGTGGGAACGCCCTCTTTGAAAAACGATTGTGCCGCGCTGTAGATGACTCCGAATGCTTCGGGAGTAATCAGCCACGGCTGCTTGTGCAGCTGACTCAAGTTCACGGCTCAGGCCGGGGTGTCAACTTTCACGGCTTCGCCAGCGGGCTTGTAGAGCATTTCCGGCGGCAGGCCATACTTGGCCGCAGTGTCCATGATGAGCTTTGCGTCCTGGGCCCTGCGCTCAAGTTCCTCGCGGAAATCCGCGCCGAGTTCCTGAAAGTGGTCGGTGAGGGTTTTGAGGCCCATGTCCACGTCCGAGCGGTTTTGCTGGGCCTCGCGGCCGGCATCGACCGTGATGCGCCTTGGGGTGGTGCACGAGATCCTCCACCAATTGGGCAGAGGAGCGAGCTGCCGCTTTTCGATCGCATCGGCGATGACAAAGGCCCAGACCGGTTCGATGAGCCTTCGGATCAGGATGAGCTGCCGAAAGGAAAAGCGTCGGTCGGCCTTGGCCACAATGAGCCGCACGCCGGCCCCGCCAACAGAACTGGAATCGGCGGCAAATTCGTAGGGCAGCACGCCGAGCGCGGAGTCACGCCGCAGATGGTTCAGAAATCCCGTGAAAGTTGGACTCGGGCGGTTGGAGACAAATGTGTCGATGGACTCGTCGGGTTGCAGGGCCACGATCTTACCGCCCATGATTTTCTGCAGGCTGGCGGGATCAGACGGAGCGGCAGTGTCGGTGGGTGTGCCCAAGGAAAAGTCCTCGGAGTCATTGAGGAGTTCGGCTCTTGCGGTCTTGAGCACACGGGCAATGTCGGCGTTGTCTTTAACGGCGTGCTTTTCCAAGGCGATGAGCTCCATCTCGTCGAGGACGTGGTTGATGGAGTGCTGGATCGTTGGCGCATTGCGCACCGAACTCGCCGACTCGGGCTCAAAGATGTGGAGGACCGACTCGGAGGCAATGTCGCGCGTGCCGAAATCTTCGAGCAGGCGGTAAAAGCGCGGCGAGCCATCCGCAGCCAGCCCGATACCATCGACTGTCTCGTCGGTTTCATCTCCGATGCGGTGAGATTCGATGAGTTGGAGTTTTGGTTGTCCGCCTTGTTTGACCTTGAGCACGAAGTATTCGCCATCGACGTCGATGCCACGGCAAATGAGCGACTGGCATTCCTCGAAGCTGAATCGGCCGGTGACCTCGCAACGCGATGACCACCGCCGGAAATACTCCTCGGCTTGCGTGTTCCATTCGGGGCTGGAGCTTTGTGCCTGCGGCCGGATGCCGTCCCCGGTGGAGTAGATCGCCATGTTGGCCACGAGTTCACGGACGAAGCCTGAGTTGCGGTGAAGGTAGCGCGAGCGCCGGACAAGCTCGCGACGGACTCGGGGCGTGAGGTCGAGTTTTCCATCACGGGGGGCTGCCCCTGGCACGATACCGCGGCGCCGAGAGAGGTTGGCCGCATCGTAAGGAGAAGCCCACGCCTGCGGTTGGAGAACCGGCGGCAGAATGAGAGAGGCGAGTTGGCGCAGCTTGCTGATCATCGGTCAATAAAGGCGATGCGGGATTGCCCGATGCGGGCGGCGGGTGGGTAGGAGGCGGGGGCGAGCTTACGCAAGGCTGACTGGCAGGCCGCGATCACCGTATGAATTTCGTCGATGCGGCGCTTGGTGGCCGATGAACCCGAGTCGGACCAACTGGCTAGAGTCTTGGTCAGCTCCGCCTTGTGGACGGAGAGGATTTCCTCCACCTCCGCGCGGGTGAACCCAATGGTGTAGTCGACAGTGGCCACCTTGTCCGCAGGGGTAGTGTCAAAGCTCGGTTATGCGGATGTAGGAGCGAACGAGTCGCGTGGGTCGTATCTTGCGCCAGACGCCATCTCCTGAAGTGCTATCGCGCTCGCCCTTGCCGTTGGTATTTCCCTCCACCGTCACGATCTGAGTTGATCCCTTGGATTGGTCGCGGATGACTACGCCGATGTGGCTAAAGTCGAAGATGGCGAGGTCGCCCGCCAAGGCCCTGGCCGTGCGGCTGAGTATTTTCAGGTTTCGTTCCTTGGCCCAGTTGGCGAAGTCGAAGGCGGCGGCGGTTTTGGGGCGCCATCTTTCAACCTCCCTGTCATTTCTGAGTGACAGGAGAGTGCGCGCCTCTTCTGTGATCGCCCATCTTTTGATAACCCAACATACAAATGCTGCGCACCACGGCCACGGGGCCGGTTTGAGCCAAGTGGCCGACTGGTATTCGAGGATTTTGGGTCCGCGGTTGTTGCCGCCGACCTCGCGGACTCCGATTTCTGCTGCGGCAATATTGGCGAGTTTTTTGCGAAGGCTCATGCCTCCGGCTCGGAGTCAACCTGCGCTTCTCCAGGCGGAGTAAATTCCCGGCCGATAATCTTGAGCATGACGGCCGCCACGACCTGCATGCATTCGCAGTCCCAGTAGTGGTTTGGGCGCTGCCCGATTTGCTTCCACCGCCAGGTGCCGTTCAGGTTGACCCGGTGCTCGCTTTCCATCTGGCCGAGGTAGTCGTCATCGATGTCGTCGGGAACTTCCCAAGTCGGGCCCTTCTCGGGGTTCTGATTCCTTCGCAGACGGGATAAGATGTCTTTGACGTTAAGGTTGGACCAGTAGAAGACCGACGCCTTCTTGTCGGCTGACAAGACGACGCGGCGGCGAGGGGAGTAGAAGCGGTGGATGGCGCGGTTGCCGGCGAGCTTGTGTGAGAAGGTGGAGCGCTTGTCGCCGATGAGTGCAGTCCAACCATGATCGGCACAGTGGCGATAGACCTCGTAGGCATTGTGACCGGCATCGAGAAAGACCAGGTTCGGGTGAATGGCAAACCGCTCCTGCAGACTCCCGATATCTTGAAAGGTAAGGATTTTTTCGTTCCACATCAGCCGCGAGGAGCCTGTGGCGCTCCATGAGCGCACGACGGCAAAGAGGTGATCCATCTGCACGTCGATGGTGAGAATGCGCAGGAAGGCGGCCGCCTGAGCTTGGTCTGGGGCGCCGGGCACGATCTTGCCGGCCTTGTTCATGATGGCCTCGTCTTCCCACACCTCCCCCTTGCAGTAGCCGGTCCGTTCGATCTCCAGCTTGTAGTCATCGGCCATCTCCCGCCAAGGGATCGCCAGCCGTTTCTGGTAAAACTGCTTGAGCGAGGAGAAGTCGCCCTGACGCGCGGTGGCTTTGGCACGCAGGTAGAGTTCGGCTAGAACGCCCCAACTCTGTGAGCATAACGAGTTCCAATGGAATCCGGCGTTTTCATCAGACGCCTTGGGATTAGCCGCCACGTATTTCCCCGAGGCATTGAGTTCGCGGCGTTGACGCTCGGTATCCTCGAACGGGCGGCTGCAGCCCGAGCAGAGTAGAACGGTGGACTGGCGCACGGCTTGGTAGTCCCAGTTGTCGTTCTCGTCGCGAGCCGACTTGCTCCACTCAATGTTTTCCCAGGCGAAGGGCTGCCGCAGAGAGCAGGTCGGACAGGCAAAGGTCCACTCTCGTTGGTCGGTGGTCTCGAACTTGCGCTGCGTGTCGTCGCCTTCTTCGCCGGCCTGCGACATGAAGACGCACTTTCCGAGCCAACCGAAGGCGGTGACGCGTGCCTCGGCTTCAGCCATGTGTCCCGGTGGCCATCGCCATGTTTCGTCGCCAATGAGCCACCTGATTGATCGGCGCTGCAGGTTGGTTTTGTTGTGAGCTCCGAGAACCCAAAGCGTCATGCCGTTGCGGAAGTGGATCGTGCTGTTCTTCTTTTTGTGGCGGTTGCGCGGGTAGAGGGCCCTGACCGGGGCGCATTCGTCGAAGACTTTCTGCAGGCGCGACTCGCTCTGGTCCTTGGCGTCCTCGTCGGTCTGATCGAGCCAGAGGGTGGGGCCCGGGAGATTCGGAATGATGTAGCAAAGCCCGAGTTCACCCACGCTCGTCTTGCCGCACTGAATGGCTGCGATGATGGAAATCAGGTGGATGGCTGGATCGGCCAAAGCTTCGAGTGGCTCGCGCAGCCAAGGGGAGTTGTCTGAGCGGAACTTGCCGGGCAGAGGCGAATAGGGAATGGAAGCAATGTGCTCCTCAGCCCACATCCACGGGGCACGCCGGTCGGGCGGTTCCCATACTTCCCGCCAAAGACGGTCGAGTTGCTTGTGGTGGCTCATTGGCCCTCGTGGAGCAAGGCCGCGAATTCGTCGATGGCCAGAGAGAGTTCCTTGCGGATGCGCACCGCATCCAAGCCGGAGAGAATCGGAGGTAGTTCATTTTCCAATCGCTTGCGCAGCAGTGATACGGCCTGTCCCACATGGTAAGCCCAACGTGACCTGACTTCTTCGTTAGGCACGTATTCGCCCTTGCGCACCGAGAGGCGAAACTCGCGCTCCATGACTTCGGCTAGGAGTTTGCGAGCTCGGAGGGCCGATTCCTCGTCGGGTGCAAGAGCCGCCCCGCCTTTGAGTCCCTTGCGAGCCATGAATTCACGCCATGCGGCCACATCGTGGGTGCCGTTGGCTGAGGCCATTGGGCTATCGCCCATTTTTTTCCACGCGTGGATGGCTTGCCGGCTGACTCCGAGAATTTCGGCCAGCTCGTGGTAACTGGCTGCGGATGCGGCATCATTGCCGCTCGATCCTGCAGCGATTGATTGGAGCATCGACCTTTCGCCGCGGCTGAGCTTGCCGCCTGACTGGACTCTGCTGATGAGGTTGCCGAAGTCGCGGCTGAGGATCTTGCGCGCAACCTCCGGCGGAATCTGCTCCATTCAAGGAGCGAATGGCGTCAAAGCGGACGACCCACCATGTTGATAAAGGCTTTGGCGGGGAAGTGATCTGGGAGCGACATGAATGGCGTGTTCGCCAAATGGGACTGAACTGCGAGCCAATCGATCTCATTGTCCTCGGTCATGGCCTGCTCAACGTAGGATTCGATGAGATAAATTGCGTTGTTCATCGATCCAATGATGCTGCGGTTGCTTCTCTTGGTGGCTACCACGGTGATGTTTGACCCATCAAAGTCCCCGTTGACCATCATGTAGGATACTTCAATGTGTAGGAGTAGGTGTTGGAGGAAGCTTTCGTAGGTCTTGTAGAGGCGCAGGTTCATGATGAGGGGCCACAGTGAGGCATCGTGCATGATCAAGGCATGAGTGCCAGCGCGCGGGATGCGGAAGACGTCGGCACTCCATGAATCCTCGCGCCCGGTTTGGGCAACCTTGCCCTCCTTGAAGGAGAAATCGCATTTGAGCCGTTTGGCCAAGGCCCGCGAGAGGTGGAGGATCATTTGGGCGAGATGACCTTAAGGAGCGCAGTCAGGCCAAACCCACGGGGCATGTTCCGCGCAATTTCCCAGTTCTGCAGCGTGCGCAGGGAAACCCCGAGCTTGGTAGCCGCTTCCTCCTGAGTGAACCTGCGACGCTCGCGGTACTCCTTGAGGACCTTGGCGAACCGTTTGCGAGTGATCTTGGTCATAAGGCAACTACGCGATAAGCGCAGCGTGGCTGTCAAGGTTGACACGGCGCTGACCACCAGATGCGAGTCCTTTGCGCTCATACCTCGGTGGCCGATCCGGCGGCTCTTAAGCCCAATCCGGCCAACCCCAACCGACACAGCGCCCACCAGATACAGCTGCTGGCTGCTATTATCCAAGAACAGGGGTGGAGGGCTCCGATCACGGTGAGTAAGCGCAGTGGGCTTATTGTGCGTGGACACGGCCGACTCGAGGCTGCACTCCTCATGGGCTGCGACAAGGTGCCGGTCGACGAGCAGGACTACGCAAATGAGGCTGAGGAGTTGGCCGACCTCCTGGCCGACAACCGGCTTTCCGAATTGGCAGAGCTTGATGAGGCGGACTTGAAGAAGGTGATCGAGAAGCTTCGGCAGGCCGACCCAAGCTTTGATGTGGAACTGACCGGCTTCATGGAAGATGAGATCGCCAAGCTCTTTGCCGAGGAAGAGGCCGAAGACGCCCTGGAGACCATTCCGCGCATGGAGTGCCAGGCTTTCGAGCACCACGACTATTTGGTCTTCATGTTCCACGATTTGCGCGAC